CAGCGTTCGGTCTGTCCGTCACGACGTTATCAAACTTCTGTGATACGTGTGAAAAGGTGTATAAGTCACTAAGGTTTTTAACATCACGAATGTCTTTACTTACTTATTTTTGTTATCGACCGACATTTAACCGTCGTTTTCAGATACGATGGTATGATCGGAGTCGAGTATTAGTAAAGCCCCAATTTGCTGTTTCGGTAGATTATCAATTGATTTCTGAGAGATTCCAGTTCCCAGATGGAATAAAAGAGTTTAAGGGATCAGTTTCCCGATATGGCCCCTCCGGAATAGAATATTCCGATGATCAGATGCTATTGATTGCTCTTTTTGATATTAATAGCAGGCTATGTTTTTCACCGGGAAAGGATGGGGTAGATGTGATTAAACTGCGGGACGTACCACTGAATTCAGGACCAGCGATATATGCTTCTATGACGCGATTGATGGTTGGGCGTAATCAGCGAGTAATAATGCCTCCGTTTTTGCGAACAACGACGTTAGTACCTACAGCAATGGAGCATCCCATGGCAGATCTTTTGGCCATGTATGAAAGGCTGGATGCTTATCGTTTTCGCAAGTATTTTGAAGAGAAAAGAATGCAACCTATTTTAGTACCAGTTGTTAAGATGGTATATAATAAGGAACCGACGCGTAAACCTGAAGGGCCAGTACCTAGTCTCAGGGTTTTAGCGTATCAAGCGTTTTCCTATATGCATCGTACTTTTTTTCAAACGGAGCATGGCCCTATGATAGCTTACTCTGGTTTCAATGTTCATTTGAAGAAGCCGGGGATGATTAAAGCTTTTGACCAGCCGTCTAATGTTATGAATGAGAAGTTGCGTCGGCATTTGCATATTATACCGGCGGCGATCAACCGGTTAGTGGATTTGCTGGGAACGCGTAAATGGTTTAAGAAAATTCGGTGGCGCATTAATGAGTCCTTGTTTTATGATGCGGCAGTAACTTCCGGGGGGGAGAGGGCGGATAACCCTAGGGTAATTAATCGGGAAAAAGAAAAAATAAAAGTTACGGCTGTTGGGACTAAAGCAGTGAATGCTCGGTATACGGAGAGATCAGCGAAAGCGTTTGTTGAGTCTTGTCGTCAAGGTCAGCCCATTAAGTTTGATTGCTGCTATAAAGTGGTTTTTAAACATGAGATGCATTATGCGAGTGGTGCACCAGGTTCTCAGTTAGCAGCGCAACTCAAATGTCGAGAGTTTTTTATTCCTCATGCAACGGTAATAGTGTTGGAGCGATTGTTCTTTTTGTTTCGGCACTATATAAATAGGGGTGACGTTATTCGTATTGGTATGGTTTGGTTTTTTGGTGGAGCGTATAAATTGTACCAGTACTTGAATAAGTGTCCCGGAATAACTTTTGATGAGGGGGACTTCGCAAAGATTGATAAGACGATTAAGGAAATACTTTTGGCTCTCCATATTGGGTCTGGGGCAATGTACCTAGATTTTGACTCGATGACCCCGGATGATGTGAGAATATATAAGATAGCCTTGAAGATAATGGCCAAAGTTAGAATAGTTAAGGTTACGCGATTGGAAGGGAATCAGTGGGTAGTGATGAAAGGCGTGATGCCGTCTGGGAGTTTTGAGACGAGTGACGGCGATTCATGGATAGTGGCGCTTTTGATTTGCGCATGGGTTGAACATTTGAGAGAAACGAATAATGTAGCCTGTGTGCTTGTAGATACCTATTTCTTTCGAGAGTTCGTTCTTGCTTGTTATGGTGACGATCATGTTATGGGGATAGGACCAAACTTGCGTCGAGTAATGAGTGAGTATGGGTTTGCTGACTATGTCTTTGAGTTTTGGGATATGGAGATTAAGGACATTAAAGTTGAGCAGCAACTGTTAACAGTTGTAAAAGAAGATAAAGTGGTGCATGGAGGGATAACGTTGTTGAAGCGTCGCTTGATTGAGCGGCCGGATCATTTACCAGCAACGTGTGCTCCAGTGGTGGCCTGGAAGCCGGCATGGCACCACTTTGTTAGAATACCATACTCAGCTGAGGGCAAGATTTCTTGGTCGAGAGTAATTTGTTCGATAATAGGTCATGCGTGGGACAGTCAAGGAACAAACCTGCACGCCTATAAGGAATTAGCCTCGTTGTATAATGACGTGGTATCATATTTAGACCTGACCCCAGAAGGAATTCGTAAAATGGTTGATAAGGAATTCGAAGATCAGAAGGTTAAAACAAAAATGTTGATGAAATTAGGACTTAAGCCAGAGGTCTTTTATCAGTTTCCCCTAATGTCTCAATTGGCTCTTTATCATGTGGTCTCGGAGAAGAGTGACTATATGAAAAACCCAGAGGATGCTTTTGAGTCCTCTGACTTTTCAGAGTTGTCGAGCTTTGAGATCGCAGAGACAGAGGAGTGGTAAACAAAATAGCGCGATTCTGATGCCGCGCGGTATCAAATGGAAAAAAAAAAAA